TCACCAGTTAATTGTGCATTCAAATTTTGAACTACTGTGGTGGCAAACTCTTCCCAGCCTTCCTGGTTCATTGCTTTAGGAACCATAAATCGGCTACTTTTGTCACTAAATACTTTGGCAATAGTTTCTGCTAATATCTTATTCCCATCTTTCCTGCCAAATTGTTTTATAAGATCACCAGATAAACTTTTAATAGTACGACCAATTCCAGCCGATCCTAATTGTTCAAAAGTCCCTTCAGCCAGTCCATCAACCAATGCATTTAATGTTCTTGTGTCATCACCAAGTTCAGGCATCTCTTCCATTAATGTTGAGTTCTTCTGCCCGCCAGTTACTGTAGCAACAGCAGGAACCATCAACTTTGCAGAAACACCAGCATACCCGCCTGCTATCATAGATGCGGTGTATGGTATAGATCCTACAATCTCAACTGCTGTGAGCCCTATTGCATCAACCAGGTTGCCTTTTTTTATATAATCAACAATACTTTCATCGTATCTCGTATTTTGCTCTCTAAATTTATCGGCTGTATCTTTATAATATTTAGCAATAGGATTCAGTGCCAGATATTCTTCCATTTCTCTGGTTCCATCATCCAATGACTCCAGTCCGGGAATCTTTGCTAACTGTCTTTGTGGATAAGATGCAATACCATATATAAATCCTGGAGCAGATGCCAGTCCCTGTCCTAATTCTGCACTGCCTTGTGCTAATCTATTATACATGGCTTCTGATACTGGTTGACGTTTTTTGCCTGTTTGTTGTGTTGATCCAGCAAATGGTCTACCAGTATAATAAGAAGTATCAGTATATGCTTTTTCTCTGACTGCCTGCTGTACTTCAGGGACTTCGTTCTCTACCTGTTTTTCTACTTTTTGGATTTCTCCTAATCGCTGTGCAGGATCGGGAGCATTAATGATGTTCTCCTGGCGTTGACGTTCCATATCCAGGTCATTGTATGCCTGGTCCAGAATATCATCCAGATAGTTCCGTTGGACTTGCGGTGTAAAGGGATCGGGCATCTACTGTCCGTATGTTTTTTTAAACCATTCTCTTGTCGCTAACTCGGCTAAATGCCTTGATTTCTCTTTTGGGACATATCTACCACTAAAATTATACTGTGTATCCTGCACTCTTGGCTGATCAAAGAATTTTATATATTCTAAATACTTCGCCTGGACAGCCTCATCCATTCCTGCTTGGGCAATCGATTTCCCTGATTCCTTTGCGGATTGAGCCGTAGACAACTGACCTTCTAATTCTTTAACCCTTTTTATTCCAATATTTGAAGGAGTCCCTGGGTATCCTGATTGATCATGTAAACCCGTTGCTGATGGCTGAATGGCTGGAAAATCTTCTGGATATATAGGCTTACCACCGCTTTCAACATTCCCCCTGGCCGTCTTGATTTCTTTTAATATACGATCCACTGCTTCAGTACCGGATTCAGGACGGATTTTGGCTTTTTCTTCTTTATTCAGTCTGGCTTCTTTTAAAGATGCTGTTTCTTTGGCTATATCTGACTTCGATTCCCTGGCTATTCTGTTTGTAGATTTCTTTTTCTCCAAAGCCTTTTCATAATTACTTTTTTTTATTGATTTTATAAGATCATCTAACTGGCTCATAATCCAACTCCCGGAAGATTTCTTCCATCAATGCTGTTTTGTTTTTGTGCTTCGTTATACTTTTCTAATAAGATCAAAGCATCTGCCTGACTTAAACCAGACTCCAAAAACTTTGCAAAAAGCATTTTACCATCACCGCCTTTCTGAAACTCAATGATAGCATTTTCTACATCACTGGTATTCAGTGTACTTTTATATTGTGCTTTTTGTTTATAGGTTTCTATTTCGTTTTTTACATCTGCTGGTAATGCACCGCCTTCACCAGTATATCCTATGCTTTTACCAGTCTCCGGACTGTATATTTCACTAAAATTACCTTTGCCATATTTATTCATAGCATCCATGTAAGACTGGTCTTTGGCTTGTTGCTGACTGTGTTGATTACCAGCATAGTCCGCTAACATACTTGCCCCAGTTCCAACCAGACTTCCCACTGCCTGCCTACGTTCTGCCTTGTCCTGGTCCATTAATTTGGCATAATCCACTTTAGCCTGGGATTTTGCCCGTTCTTCATCCTGGTATATACCTTTGCCCGTATCTGCTACAGTTCTTCGCACATCGGCTTCTGCTTCCCGTAAACCTCTTTGGGCTGATACGCTACCCTGGATCCCCTGATTGATCATGGCCCCAGTGTATCGTTTATTCGCCAGATTTGCCTGCTTTGTGGCGGTGGTGGCAGTACGGCCTAAAGCGTTCATTTCCTGACCAGGAGTAAGGTTTCCCTGGCTACGCCTTTGGCTTATTAATCTGCCATAGTTACTATTCCTAAATTTTGGTTGTGCTAATCGTGATCCTGCCTGTGCCCCTTGCTGGACACCTTTGGCAATCATCATCATTGTATATGGATCCATATCTACTCCGTTTCAATTCTCATTTGTTCCACCGAGAATGCATTGGTACTCGATGGAGTTGTTAGTTCAATTTCAAAGTTTTTCCCATATCGCTTGATTGGGAATCTGTTAATACCGCCATCAGCAGTAATTGTCTTGGTGAATGATGCAGATCCTGCCCCATCCAGGTAGATGTTTACAGTTAATGTATCTGTGCCTGTGAATTTGACCATTCCATAGCGGATCAGTCGTTTCCGGTCCAGATCAAGTGGGAACCGTTTACTCTTCCAGGCTGTGCCTACTGCTTCATCTACATCAAATTTCTTTAGATCTGTATCAGTATTATCCCAGGCCAATGGATAACTGTTTTCACCGTAGGCTAAAATATCCAGGTTTGTGGTTGTGTCTACCTTACGCCACGTTTTTAATACAATATGGTATGCCCATACAATTTGTGTTGCTGGGCTTCCGGCATCCCATGTATATAACACTTCTGCATCTTTCTGGTTATAGACTCCTTTAATATTTACCTTACTGGTTGCCAGATTAAACTGGTCTTCAATAGGTAATGATATTTTATCCATTATTGTTGGGGTTGCTGTGGAATCTGCTACCATATTGGATGTGACCGCATAGATACCATCGTGGAACACGAAGTAAACGGAATCGTGTACTTCCACTACGCCTTCTGGAGCAATATTCCCGATACTGAACTTGGACTCTGAAACAGTCCAGGAATTAGGATCTGACGGATCTGGCACATTCATTATAAATATGGCCTGGGGCTTAAATATGACCAGCCTGCCAAACAGTACCGCCAAGCCAGAAACAGCACCGCCTTCCCTGTCATCTAAAGTAATAACATTAGATACTGGTCTTACATCGTACTGATTGAGTTCACTATAGGCTATCCAGTCTGCTCTTTGCTCCTGCTTATCTTCCGGGTTCAGATACAGGTCCCCCAGGAACATTCTACCTTTTAATTTGACAGCATATTGAGCATTTATTCTGTTGGAGTATACTGTCTGTACATCTGTCTCACCCAGGTCTTCTAATCTATAATCCTGGCAGACCACCTTAACATTGGTTCCTGATGTAACTTCAAAAGCCATCCCCGGTGTGGTTGCTCCCTGGGCGTTTGTCTTTTTAAATCCGCTTATAATCCTGATATTATCCTTAATATGTCCGTAATCACTTTCATCTATAATATCATCATCCACACCAAATTCATCATGCTTCTCACTTAATTTTACCCAACAGCCACCCAGTGTCGGCTCATAGGCACTGTTATTCTCTATCTCAAAAGAATCATCTCCCTGTAATAGCATGATCGCACCAGCATAGGATCCTGCTGTCAGTAAGTTTCCTGTTGTGTCACTCCCTAATGTGCCTGTTATATCATCGGGGTTTTTAAAGAATAAAAAACCAACTCTTTGTCCACCATATGCACCCCCGGTTGTGGAATCTTTTACATTACTATAACTCCACCCACTTCTTCTCTCAATTTTCCAATCGCTACCAACCATTACACCATTATCCAGATAGGAATCACTCATGCTGGCATTGCTGTCCAGGTTTGCCTGTGAATAGGAACGACCAAGACTTTGAGCCCTGATAGATAGATTACTATTTACAGCGTGAGTTGCAGGGGTTGAGTTTGTAGAATTATCCAGATATGTAACAGTTGCGGATGGGCTCCCAAGTCCGTGTCTGTCAATACCGACCAAAACGCCACTGGCAACAGATTTAATTGTAACAGAGCCTACGCTTCCAGCATAGCCAGTAATGGAAGGATCGGGGGGTGTCGCTTTTATTATTGTAGTGTTTGTTACTTCGGTTATAGTCCAGTCAATACCTGATGCTGTAGTGCCAGATCCTGCACTGGCAACACGAAATACATCTCCTACAGCAAATTCAGCAATATCATACATGGCTGTGTTCAATGTAAATGTATAAGGAGAACTACCTGTTATGGTTGCTGTATATCCTGTGTCTTCTGATGTGGTCGTGATTGAATTAATAACCACTGATTCATCTTCAATCTCACATTTATAAGTATTTGCAAGTGTATTATCCTTTGCGAGTGCAGATACGACCATGTACTCTTGTGATGCTGTCATTGGTCTGGCAAGTGGTGAATGGTATACGGTCCATTGAAATTCATCACCAGTTCCGCTTGCTGGGGGACCAGCCCAATCGTTAACCCAATCAATCCCATCCCAGCCACCATCTACATCTAATGCATACTTATTTGTGCCAAATGTTTCCCCGTCATAGCCAGTAAGATTATCTGTACTTTTTATAAACACCATATCTTCCCGCCAGACATGGAGCCTTGCATTGACAGATGATGTTGTGGTTGGTATGGCTTCCTGACTGTCCACAAAGGTCATATGCCCTACCAGTTGATAATTGGAATACCCATCAAAACTGGTTGTATTGGGAAATTCTGTTGCCCTATAGACATTCAATCCTGTTATTCTCTTATTCAAGGCATTGGCATCAAATTCTATATTCAATTCAACAATACTGTTATTAACACTTGTATCGACCAATACTAATTCTTTTGTCTTATCAAATAAACTTTCCTGGACTCCGTCATAGACTGCTGTTACGTTGTATTTGACACTGTTCCCTGGTCTTAATGATTTACCAGTATTATATAATTTACTGCTTGTAAAATTGAATGGATTATTGAGTTTATTAGAGTAGATATACCAATCAGCAGATGCAGATACAGTATCATTAAATAAGGCCCTATCAATGTGGCCTACCCAGACACCTTTGGCTTCTGTACCGATTTTACCTACTGCACCAGGTATAAATCTAATAGTGTCCCCACTAACAATAATGGGGTTACGATCTTTCTTGTGAAATATATCTGGGACAGATGAAACATTAGATGTATCTACTTCCGCAATACTGTGTCTGTCCATTATATCGATCCATCGGTAGTCGCAGTCACCGGATGTGTTAAAAGTATTATTTAACCAGCCAATATCAGTCATACGGACAATGTCGGCACTATCTCCTACTGGGGATCCTGCTTGTGACTGTGTTCCATACACACCAATATACCCTTTAGCGTGTTCAAAGAATACTTCACCGCCATGTGTTTCTGTGACACAATCAGCAAAACAGGTGGGGTTCCAAAATGCTTTATCACCCGTAGATGGGCTGTTAAGTAGTTGACTTTTTGGATCACTGGTCACACGGTACAGTGATCCATTTGCCAGTGGACTCATTACATTATTTGTGCCTACGATTAGATACTTGTTTCCAGGTGAGTTATATGTAGACGATATAAATTCTATATCAGTGGATGATGTAAAGGTTGTTACATCCACATCACTAAAACCATTAATAACGGTTATCTCATTATGGGTTGAGTATTGTAACAATGTTCT